CTTTAGAGTACAGATACTTATAGATTTTCCAATCTTTAATGCCAATTTCTCTGCCTTCATACTCCATGCCTTGCGTATATCCTAGCAAGTCTGGTACTGCGTCTCTTGCTTCATCGACTATCCCCGTGATGTTGTCAATGAAACCTGGTATGTCTAGACCTAATCTAAACTTGTCACCTTTAAGTACAAATTCCACGAGTTCCTCGAACAACGGACTGTTCGAACAATTCTCTAATATGCTCCACGCTCTGAGTGTCACCAATTCTTTACTCCACACTTCAGGATTGTAGAATCTCTCTTGGCCTAGTAGCCTACCCAAGGCTCTGAATGTGCTATAGACCCCCAACATAACTCCGGACTCGTCTCGATAGGTATCGTGGTAATACCTCTGGAGAAAGTATGTCGAGTGTTTATCAGCATACTGCTTATCAATATTCATGTCCAAACCACGTGCAGAATATGCCGATACTACATCTTCAACCTTGATCCCATCATATGAGAGAATGCCGTCATCACCTAGACAAGTGGAGGCTGAGTTAAGTACTTGTCCAGCTTCGTATGCAGCTGTATGTTGAAGGGATCGGTGTATCAAGTTCTCGTCCGCGTTAGTACCTCCAGAACCTGACCCCATGCCGTGTCTACCTTCCAATGTAACATCCGCAGTGCAAACAATTGGAATGTTGAATTTAATTGGAAACACGTTATTTATGTGAGGATGATCTTGTCGGTTGAATTGATACAAGATCAGTTCACGTCCTACATCTTGTAGATGGGTGTTGATATGTTGGTCAAATTTGGAAAAGTCAGTTGCGACAACTAAATCATCTCTGCGTTTAGTATCGAATAACTTAGTGACCTGTTTCTCAACAGCTCTCAAGGAGATGAGGGCTGGGAAAGTCCCATCTGTCTGCCAAGCCTTAATTAAAGGTTTGTAGAACATTAATTCGAGTATGTTTAAACCAAAGGGCATCATCCACACAACACGTTGTTTAACGTCTGCGTCACTCATACCACCTTGTTGTCCTCGCCATCCCAATATGGCTACCCAGTTATCATACCCAGACTCTAATAATTTTAGCGTCTCATCAACTACTGAATTCCTTCGAATAAACTCAGGTGCGCCGCTGTTGGTATTGAGCTTCATCTCAGCAAGCGTATTCTTGTAGTTGGAGAGGGATAAGCTCCCCCTACGTAGTTCCCCTTTGACCTCAGAGAGAACTTCGCGTGGAATCGGTCTTACATCATCTTTAGGTAGAGTAAAGTATGATGTTACATCGTCCAGCCTTTGCTCGAACGGAAGCATAATTGAATAAGGCCCAACCTTACTTTTCTGCTCCATTTCAATCTCGTACAACCCTGGCATTGAAGAGTCAACGTCTTTAACGTCAACCACCTTCTGCCACTCTTCGAGCACTTTAGCTCTAGGGGCTCCGTTCCAAAACGGGGTACGATAATCGTCGGGTTGACCTCTTTCCGTTCTATCTAGAAAGCTATTCAGCCCGGGGTTTGGCAAGTTGAAGTACTTTGCCAAGTCTGTCTTTACGATCTTCATAGTAAAAGACTCCTTTCTG